TATTGATAAGACATTTTTATTAATACTTTTAGTGTCTATAATTAGGAATGGAACTGGTGGTAACCAACCCACTTTTAGTACATCTCCGCTTAAGATGTATGTGTTTATTAGTCACTTACTAGTACTATGGAATGTGCCCCCAAGGTGGTGTGTCTAGATGGAAGAACCAGAATTCACATATAAAGCCACATTAAGGGAATTGGGTATGCGGTAGCCCAACAGTGAGTGCTCCATAGTCCGTTGTTTTTTACAATTTCGTTTTTAAACACAAAATCCCTCCTTGGTCGGGATAATGACCAAACCCTTACCCCTGTAACACCAATACGCGTCTATATTATAGACGAAAGTAAAATGTTTCCTATGCACTTTACCTTTATTAGCGATTTATATCGCAGATTCAGGAGGCGTTTTATACAAAATAATCGGATTTATAGTAAGTACTATTATGAATATGATATACCCAAATTTTATTTTACCTATCAAGGTAAAATTTTATTTGAGTCTAATAAACTATATTCTGATTATAATATTCATCCAAATTCATATATAATGTTAGAATTTAGTGGTATAATTGGAGGATCGGCTAACACAATTGAAGTATTTATTGAACGTCATAAGTATAAGATGCGAACTTTGATTAATCAAAGAATGTGTCTCAAGTATGCTGCTCGATTAGTTGTTACGGAAATTGACACAGTTTTATCCAAACCTATATCTCACTTAAGTATATTTAGGAATCCAAATAATTTGGTTTTCTGGATTTTTGAGTGGATGAATGGTAGATTTGTACCCATACAATATAGTACTTGGGATGAGAGCGTTGGTTCTCGTAATCTTCGCTTTTACATTGCCCGTTTTTCTAGAGATTTGAACCCTGAGTACTATTTATCTTATAAATGTATTCCCAGAGTAGATCCTAGGGAAATAACTGGTTATATATTACCAAGTATTGACGAATCATCAGATAATTCTGCTGATGACAATCCAGATATGTTGTCTGAAGAAGATCTTGAAGATTTTGAAGAGCAATCTATTTTTATTGGATTTGGTGAATATTATTCCAAATTTAACGATAAGGATTATGTTATGAAATTGATAGAGGATTTAAGTATTCTATTACGTGGTTTGTTGCGCTGTTATAATAACGGCTTTGAAGCTTCTACAATTATAGAATATGCAATAATTTTTTGGAAGTTGAGAAACAATACATCTTTATTAAAACAATTTGAGAATTTAGGTGTTATGGAATATCTCAAATTTATTATAGACGACAGTGATGATACTTTAGTTGAACAAAGTAGTCACCCATTTTTTGTCTCAGCACGTAAATTAATAAAAAATTTACAATTGGGATATGAATCTAAAATATATACCACTGTTTATAGGATTGGAATGTTCGTTCTCGCTCATTCTGTGTTTGAATCAGCTCACTTAGTTTTGGACAAATTCGGTTATAATAAATTTGAGATTAAAAATATGCAAAAGAAAAATAAATTGTCTGGCAACCTTATTTTAGATTTGGCTGACGGTATGATATTTCTTTTGGATAAAGGTTATCAAATTATAACCACTCGATCCTTGGATTGTATTTTTCACACAGAGGATGAATATTCTCAATTATATGATACTATACAAGATTTAAGGATCAAAAAGCATGCCTTATGTAATCCTGAAGCTTTGGGTTTTTCTGAAGCTTGGTACATTAAGACATTAAGGGAAACCATTGAAAAATTGAAATGTGTGATTAGAGTTGCATCTATATCAAATAATCCTGAAGTCAAAGTTTTCAAACATCACCTATATGAGTTAGAAATGATAAATGTTGATAGAGTTTTGAAATTAACTACACAAAGTTATAGAGAGACACCTTTTTCATTATTATTTTTCGCCCAGCCTGGTGTCGGTAAAACCTCACTAATCAAGATGGCATTTAGACATTTTGGCATAATACACGATTTGCCAACAGATGATTCGTATATGTATACGAGGAATCCAGCAGCGAATTTTGCCGATGGCTTCACATCGGATAAGTGGTGTTGGGTTCAAGATGATATTGCCTTTATGAAACCAGAGAAATTGCCCAATGGTGATCCCACAACAGCAGAATCAATTCAATTGCGGAATACGGTTCAATTTACTCCTGACCAAGCATCTATAGAGGATAAGGGTAAAATGCCATTTAGAGGAAAATTAATGTTAGGTTCTACTAATGTTGAACATCTGAATGCTTTTCACTTTTTCTCTTGTCCAAGCGCATTACAGAGGAGATATCCATTTGTTGTTGATGTTAAGGTTAAGGAAGAATATCGTATTCCAGGTACTAAAATGTTAGATGCTGCTAAGGCCGATGCGGCAGATGATGAATATCCTAACTATTGGATATTGACTATTTCAAAAGTAAAAATACCCGAGAAGCTGCATGAATTGGCCGAAAAGGAAATTATATTAGAAACATCAGATATTAATGAATTTTTATCTTGGATGTCTAAGGAATCGTTAAACCATTTTAAAAATGAGAAAAAGATGACTAATGCTTTTAAATCACTGCATAATGTAGAAGTGTGCAAAGTGTGTTATGCTCAAAAGAAATTTTGTAGTTGTTCTACATTGGAAGAACAATCTGGTGGTTTCCTATATTATAGGGAATTTAAAAAATTTTGTTGTAGAGTTGTTGTTTGTATCATTTATTATAGTTTAGTATTCACCAGTACATTTACGACAGTATTGTTTTATATGTTTTTGCGTCAGTTAACCAACGATCTGTTACTGTATACTGGTAACATCATTATTTATAATGCATTAAATAAAGAATTTTATAAAGGTTGTGCTAATAAGATTAAATATACCATTGGATACCAAAAATTCTTTTGCGTACTATTAGGGACTATTACTTCTTTCTACGCCCTTTTCAGAATGGCTTCATATATTAATGTGAAATCGTTCAAAGAGCAAAAGTCAGACGAAGTTCCTCCAGAACCTTTGAAAACCGAACGCCATAACCCGTGGGTTGCTTCAGATTTTCGGTTGGCAAATTTGGATTTAACACCACCGATATTGTCCTCAAAAAATCAAACAAATGAAGAATTTGAGGATATGATTGGAAATAATATATTTATTGCTGGTATAAAATCTGATAAGTGCAAAGGTGTACGCTACACTAATATTTTGTGCATAAAAAGTAATATTTACTTAGTGAATGCTCATTGGTTTTCCCACTTAGATCCAAGTATTACAAGGGTAGAAATATCCTTACGTTCAAGAAATTCTGAAGGTGTTTCAGACTTGATTTCTGTTATGATTAATTTAACGGATGTCCTAAAAATGCTAAATTGTGATCTAGCAGTGTTACAGATACCCAATATTGTACCGAAACGAGACATAACAGGATATTTCCCATCTTGTAAGGCTCAATTGTACTTTAACGGTATATTAATAACACGTAAACTAGATGGAACTTTACAGAAAAACAAAGCATATAATGTATCCATTAAGCGGAGTAAGGATAATATAGGACAAGCAGCGTTTGATCATCTTATCACATATGGGAAAAGTGAGATCCCCACGGAAGGTGGTGAGTGTGGCTCACCACTTGTGGCTCACACTCCTAAAGGACACATGATAGTATCTTTACATAGAGCAGGAAATTCTTCCCGAGATATATTAGGCACTTGTGTGTTCAAAGAACAGATTGATGAAATATTGAAAAATTATACTTATCCTTCCGCTTCAGATGCTTTCCCCTTATTAAGTGAGGATCATACTAAGTTACTTAATTTACATTCAAAAAGTGTGTTCAATTACATTGAACATGGTACTGCAGATGTTTACGGTTCTTTATCTGGGTTTAAAACCAAACATAAATCCAAGGTTTGTGATAGTTTGATGAAACCCTTTCTTGTTAAGAAAGGATATATTGTCAAGTATACGAAACCTATATTGAATGGTTGGCAGCCTTGGAGGTTAGCAGCTTTAGATTTAGTTAATCCCATCGTATCTTTTGATAAGATACTTGTGGATGCGTGTGCTCAGGGATTTCTAAATCATATAAAGGCTCAGATCTCGCAAAAAGAAATATCTTATATAGTTCACAAATATGATCAGTTTACTGCAATTAATGGAGCTCAAGGTATTTCTTATGTAGATAAAATAAATCGTAATACTTCAGCGGGGTACCCATTCTACAAACAAAAGAGACATTTCCTTATAGATTTGCCACCACAACATGGCTTAGACGATCCTGTCGGTGTGAATGATGTTCTACAGGATAGAATAGATTTTATTGAGGAGCGTTACAAATCAGGATTACGTTACAAACCCATATTTGTTGCATCTCTCAAAGATGAACCTATCACATTTGAGAAAGCTAAAATAGGAAAAGTACGCGTATTTGGTTCAGCTCCTGTAGACTGGATCATAGTAGTTAGGAAATATTTACTGAGTTTCGTTAGATTGATGCAAAATAAGAAATTTGAATTTGAGTGTGCTATAGGCACTGTTGCGCAATCAGGGGAATGGACATCCCTTTATAATTATATCTGTAAACATGGTGAGGATAGAATAGTTGCTGGAGATTTTAAGAAATTTGATAAAAAGATGTCACCAGTCTTTATTGAGCAAGCTTTTTCTATCATTAGAGGGATCTGTGAACACTCCGGAAATTATGATTGTGCTGATTTATTGGCTATTACAGCCATTGGAACTGACACAGCTTTCCCTCTTATGGATTTTAATGGTGATTTGGTTCAATTTTTTGGATCAAATCCCTCAGGTCACTCATTAACTGTAATTATTAATTCTATTGTCAATAGTTTGTATATGCGTTATGTTTTTGTTTGTCTCTGGTATAAAAATTGTGGTACAACATTATCTATTGATCAGGTTTTACATGAATTTACAGATAAAGTATCATTATTATCTTATGGAGATGACAATATTATGGGAGTTCATAAAGATATACCGTGGTTTAACCACACTGCTATATCTGAAGAATTTTCAATTATGGGTATAGAATATACTATGGCAGACAAAGAGTCTAAGAGTGTTCCTTACATCCATATATCCGATGCCTCTTTCCTAAAGAGACGCTGGGTTTTAGATAAAGAATTAGGTTACCACGTGGCACCATTGGATCATGATTCGATAGAAAAAATGCTTTTGACGTGGACAGCTTCAGACACTTTATCACCCCCATTACAATGTTTGAGTGTAGTATCCTCAGCAATAAGAGAATATTTCTTTTATGGTAAAGAGGTTTATGATCACAAGCGTAACTTGTTTATTGAACTGTTTAAACATTTAGGGATGAAAGATATACCTGATAGTACATTACCTCTTTATGAGGAACTTGTTAAACAGTATATGGAAAATACAACTCGTATTTTAAATATTCCAATAGACACATAACTTTATCAATGGGCTTGTGTAGCAAAGTCCTTATAAACCAAAATGCTTCTACCATTAATAGTTACTGCATATTACAATTTACAGTTACAAATCACATGTGTAATATGAGGATGGATTAATGGTAAAATTCACCTGGGCGTGTCCCGAATATTGTATTTACAATAAGGTTGAGATCGAGTTTTTACTTAGGTGAAGCCTAAAAGATTAGTGACAACGCCTTTATAATTTGAGTCGATTTTTAGGTGTTTATTTGACTTGCCCAACGATTAAATGCAAATTTTGTTCCTAGTGACGGAACTAAATTAGTCACACCACCCGAATCGACGGTATTGGATTTGCCGCCGATGGCTGAGCCTTTGACTCTTCAGTCTGGATTGATACAAAATTCATCCAACGATGGAGTTTCTGAGGAAGCCGCAAGAATTGTGACATTTGATGATAATGTAGCAGGTGAAGCTATTGATTTACCTCAAACATTATCAACTGACAATGTCATCCAATCAAAGAATTCTGATTTAAAGAAATTCGTAACGCGACCTGTTGAAATATATTCTTATGATTGGGCAATAGGTGGTTCTACAAACGCAACCATACAGCCATGGTATTTGTTTATGAATCACCCTTCTATAAAGAAGAAATTTGATAATTATTATCTTTTTAAAGGAAATTTGAAAGTTAAGTTTGTTATTAATGCAACTCCATTTTATTATGGAGCAATGATGGTTTCATATAATCCTTTAACTCAATTTGCTAATCCTATAATTTCTTCTAGTGGTAAACCGAATATATCATATTCTCAGTTGCCACGTGTATATCTTTATCCTTCTGTTTCACAGGGAGCCACTATGTTGTTACCTTTTGTATACCATAAAAAATGGTTAGATTTGACTGTGGCTTCTGAGGTTCAAAACATGGGTACATTATATTTTAGGGTATTGGATACATTAAAATCTGCGAGCACTTCAACAACCAACATAACCATTAAGGTTTATGCATGGTTAGAAGATGTTGAATTATCTGGTCCAACTGTTTCCCTGTCTTTACAATCTGGGAAACGTGATGAGTATGGTAAAGGAATTATATCCAGACCAGCTTCAGCAATTGCTCGTGCAGCAGGACATTTAGATTCTTTACCCATTATAGGGCGTTTCGCTACGGCTACACAAATTGCTGGTGATGCTATATCATCTGTTGCATCTTTATTTGGCTACACGAATGTCCCTGTTATCGACGATATTCATTCATATAAACCTGATCCTTTTCCAGCTATTGCTTCCACTGATATTGGGACTAGTATATCAAAATTGACACTAGACTCAAAGAATGAATTATCTGTCGATCCAGCTATTTGTGGTTGTGATTTTGGTGATGAATTAGCGATTGAGAATTTGGTGGGACGAGAAAGTTATCTAACCTCTTACACCTGGACCACAGCAAACACTGCCGACTCATTATTGTTTAGTATTGGTGTATCACCTATTTTATTAGGTACAACCACTGGTACTAATCAAACGATAATAAATGGCACCCCGCTGTGGATGGTATCCAGATTATTTGATTATTGGAGAGGGGATATTGAATTTAGATTTAAAATAATTTGTTCTCAATACCATCGTGGTCGCCTGAGATTTTCTTGGGATCCGCGTGGCGATATTTGTAACACCGTTGATTCAACTACTGAAGTATATACTAAAATTGTAGATATTGCTGAAATTACTGATGTTACTATTAGAGTTCCTTATATGGCAGCTACTGAGTATCTTGAAACTACCCGAACATTGACTGAAAGATATGGTACAACTCCACTATCCAAACAAACATATGAAAATGGTCTTTTGACTGTTAGAGTTTTGACGGAACTAACAGCCCCAATAACTACAGCAGATATTTCTGTTTTGGTTTTTGTACGGGGGTGTGAAAATACAGAGTTTGCAGTACCCAGAGAAATTGATTTTACATCCACTCTTTCACCATTTGCCGTTCAATCAGGTATGTTAGCATACGATAATGAGGATGAAGATATTTCAAGTATAGCAATGGAACCGAGCAAAGTTAATAATGAGGTGAACTTAATATACTTTGGAGAAAGTATTAAATCTCTGAGAACTCTTATACGAAGAACTTGTTTTCTCCGTAATACTTTTATTACAGGAGGTACTGGTTCTACACTTGTTTTACAATTAAGAGGATCGGAATTTAATCGATATCCTATGTATCCAGGTTATGATCCTAATGGTATTAATAACGCTACTGGTTTAATTTCTGGAACAACAAAATCATATAATTGGTGCAATTATACACCTATTACTTGGTTAGGACAATGTTTCTTAGCTAACCGTGGTTCCTTACATTGGCGAGTAAATCCTCTTAATCCACAAGTGAATTGTGAACTACGTTTACAGAGACCGGGTAACACTGTTGCTTTATCTTCTGCTGGTTACAATTCCAATTATGGTGGAGCTACTTCAAACAATCTCGCATCGAGATTGATGACAGCTGCTAGTATTGGAGGAAACGCGGGTATGTACATTACAAACAATAGGACTCTATCCGGTGTTTCTGCTTCTATACCATTTTATTCCCCATATAAGTTTAGGACTTCTGCTCCAACTGATGCTATTTTAGGTAATGCGTTTGATTATTCAAACGTTGATAAAGTAGATATGTTGGAAATTCAGACTCCAAAAACTTCAATAGCAGCAAATGCTGAATGGAACTCGGCTAACGCTTACAATTTTTATGTAGGTGCGGGGACAGATTTTACTTTTGTATTTTTCTTAGCCGTACCTACTTTATATGCTTACTCAGCTGTTCCAGCTGCAGTTTAAATAGCTATGACCGCAATGTCATTAAACTAAAAATCTACGTGTGCGGTGCGTAGATCTTGGACTAAACATTTCTGTTGAAATTGTTGTACATCCAAGTTTGACGTAAGTTGATCGTGAATGCCTCTACGGCGCTAAATCCTGAACCCTTTTAAAGGTAGGGCCAATTAGTTTTTTAAGTTCACGATCATCGTGAATGGAATTTTCCTAATTGCGGGCGCCGCAAGCTTTTACTGATAACTTAGACATGTAGTCGC